GGCAGCGCTGCGCAGCGCCGAGGGCGGGGTGCAATTGGCCTATGACGCTTTCCGCGATCGTATCGTGCTCGGCGGCCCGGGCGCCTGGCGCATGCTCACGGATGTGGACTACGTGACGTTGCGCAGCGGCTTTGAGGCTAAAGGGTTCAAACCCGTGTCGGCAGACCTGATGCGCGACGCCGTGCTGGCGGTGGCCATGAGCAACCCCGTCGACACCGCGGCCGAGTGGGCCGGCGCGCTGGTGTGGGACGGCGTCCCCCGCGTGGCTGATAGCTTGGTGCACTACTTCGGCGCCGCCGCGGGGCCCTATGCCCGCGCGGTGGGCCTATACCTGTGGTCCGCGCTCGCCGGCCGCTGCCTAAGCCCGGGGTGCCAGGCTGACATGGTGCCCGTTCTGATCGGGCCCGAGGGCCTGCGCAAGACAAGCGCCGTCGCGGCCATCGCCCCCACCCCTGAAGCGTTCTGCGAGGTGAACCTAGAGAAGCTTGACGACGACCTCAGCCGCAAGCTACGGGGGAAGCTGGTGGGTGAGCTCGCCGAACTGCGCGGCCTGAAGGGGCGCGACTCACAGAGCATCCGGGCGTGGCTAACGCGCCGCACTGAGTCGTGGACTCCCAAGTATCGGGAGTTCGAATCGTCGTTTCTGCGCCGGTGCGTGTTCGTCGGCACGAGCAACCCGCGTGACATTCTCAGCGACCCTGAGGGCAATCGCCGGTGGCTACCCATCGACGTGACCGCAGCCGACGACGAGGCGTTGACCGCAGACCGCGACCAGCTATGGGCGGAGGGTGTTGCGCTTTGGCGACAAAACGGGGTGATGTGGCATGACGCGCAGACCCTGGCGCGCGAGGTGCACGCCGAGTTCGAAGAACACGATGAGTGGCACGATGCGGTCGCCGCGGTGCTTGCGAAGCCCCGCCCGGCCGGGCCCGGCGAGGTACCAAACCCAATGCCAATGGGGGGCGCACCGTTCCAAATGGGAGAGCTAGCGCGCCTCGCACTTGGGCTAGGTTTAGATCGGATCGACCGTAAGCAAAGCCTTCGACTCGGCGCTATTTTGCGAAAACTTGGCTATTTCAAGGGTGACGCATGGATTTCCGGCCGTAATTTAAAGGCGTGGCGGCATCTAGCCCACCCGAAGGGCTAGGCGGGGTCGAAAGGGCTAGACGCTGACGCCCGGTGTCTAGCCCTTCTAGCCCTTCTAGCCCTTATAAGTATGAAAGTTATAGAGAAGGTGCAGTAAATACAGCAATTACACAGCAGCCCCCTCCGGCCCCCGTCAGGAAGTTTTGAAAACACAAGGGCTAGAGGGCTAGAAGGGCTAGGAACCTGTGGCCGTGCTCTTGACGCGACGGTCAACATGGCGGGCATAATCCGGGCCATGTACACGCCGGAACTAGCACAACGTATCTGTGAGCGGCTTGCCGAGGGCGAACCACTCGACTCGATTTGCCGCGACGATGACATGCCGAGCGCGTCGACCGTTCGGCGCTGGGCGATCGAGCGTGACGACTTCGCAGCGGATTCCGCGCGTGCGTATGCCCTCGGTTACGAGACGCTCGCCGAGCAGTGCCTGCACATCGCTGACACGCCGATGATCGGCCAGAAGACCAAGATCAGTGCGGAGGGTGTCGAGGTGATGGAAGGCGACATGATCGAGCACCGGCGGCTGCGCATCGACACTCGCATGCGCCTGCTCGGCAAGTGGGCGCCGAAGCGCTATGGCGACAAGGTGGCTCTCACTGGTCCTGATGGTGGAGCTGTCCAGATCGAGCGCATCGAGCGCACCATCGTCGACCCGAAGGCGCCAACATGAGCGTTGAACTACTGCACAGCTCGCGGCCGTTCTGGGCAAGCGTGGCACTGTCAAAGCCGCGTATCCGCCTGGTTCGCGGCGGACCGAGCGCGGGGCTGTGGTCTTGCGGCAGCGCGGACGGCCTCGGGTCGTATGGTTTTGGCGAGACGCCGGCTGAAGCGTTCAGTGATTGGCGCAGGTGGCAGCGCTAAGCATACCGACGCCCCGCGCGTTCGTTCCGCTGCTGCAGCCCGCCCGGTACAAGGGCGCGCACGGAGGCCGGGGCTCTGGCAAGTCGCATTTCTTCGCCGAATCGCTCATCGAGCAGCACATCATGCGTAAGGTTGACGCGGTGTGCATCCGTGAGTATCAACGCACGTTGCAGCAGTCGGTGAAGAAACTGCTCGAGACGAAGATCGCGGCGATGAATGTCGGGGCACACTTCGACGTGCAAGACAAGCTCATCATGTCCAAGCGTGGCGGCGTGACGATCTTTGAGGGCATGCAGAACCACACGGCCGACAGCATCAAGTCGCTCGAGGGGTTCGGCATCGCGTGGGTCGAAGAAGCGCAGTCACTGTCGCAGCGCTCGCTCGACCTGCTGAGGCCGACGCTGCGCACCGAAGATAGCGAACTGTGGTTCGGATGGAACCCGAACCAGTCAACCGATCCCGTTGACGCGCTGTTGCGGGGCGAGAACCCGCCACCCGGCGCCGTCGTTGTGCAGGTCAACTATGAGGACAACCCGTGGTTTCCTCAGGTGCTGCGCGACGAAATGGAGTATGACAAGCGCCGCGACCCGGACAAGTATCGACACGTATGGCGCGGCGCCTATCAGCAGAACAGCGAGGCGCGGGTTTTCAGGAATTGGCGCGTCGAAGAGTTCGACATCGACCCCGCGTGGACGCTACGCCAGGGCGCGGATTGGGGCTTTGCCGTTGACCCGTCGGCTCTTGTGCAAGGGGCCATTGTCGGCCGCACGCTCTACGTGGCGCATGAGGCGTACCGGGTCGGCTGCGACATCGACTTTCTACCCGACCTGTTTCGCTCGGTGCCTGAGGCCGAGCGCTGGCCCACGGTGGCCGACTCGAGCCGGCCCGAGACGATCAGCTACATGCAGCGGCACGGATTTCCCAAGATGTTGGCCGCGATCAAGGGCGCCAGGTCTTTGGAGGAGGGCATTGAGTTCCTTAAGACTTTTGACATCGTGGTGCACCCGCGCTGCGTGCACACCATCGACGAGCTTACGGCCTACAGCTGGGAAGTTGACGAGCTCACGGGCCTTGTGCTGCCCAAGCTGCGCGACAAGGATAATCACGTGATTGACGCGCTACGCTACGCTTGCGAGGGGTCCCGCCGGGCGCTGCGCAGTGTTCGCGAGCCCATCAAAATCCCCGTGTCCGATCGATGAGGATTGCTATCGTCCGGCCGTTCGGGATAGACTCGCGCTATTGACGCCCCCGGCAATAGCATGGCCCAAGACACGTTCCAGCAGGCGCGCGAGCGGTACGACGACGCACAGGAGGCGTGGCGCGAGAACTACGACCGCATGCGGGAAGACCTGCGGTTTAGCAACCCGGCCGACCCGCAACAGTGGCCCGAGAAGACCCTCGAGGCCCGCAAGAATCGCGACATCACGCTGACGCTCGACCAGACCAACCAGTTCATTCAACAGGTGGTTAACGACGGCCGGCAGAACACCCCGAGCCTGTCGGTCACGCCAGGTGACGATCGTGCGAACGTTGACGTAGCGCTCAAACAAGCCGAGCGCCTGCGCTACTTCGAGTACCGCAGCCGGGCGGCCATCGCCTATGACACGTCGCTCGAATACTCAGCGCGATGCGCGCTCGGGTGGTTGCGTTTCGTTCCGGTCGTTGTTGACCGCGAGAACAATTTTCAGGAACCGCGCATCTTCGCCGTCAACGACCCGTTGTCGGCCTGCATCGACGGTGACTCGACCGAATTCGACGGCAGCGATGCCGCGTTCGGGTTCGTCGAGACGACGATGCACGAACGCACGTTCAAGCGCAAGTACCCCAAAGCGCGAGTGTCATCGTTCGGTGAGACGAAGGGATGGTTCAGCGACAAGGGCGTGCGCGTCGCTGAATATTTCAGCATCGACATCAAGCGCGGCAATCGCATCATCACGGGCGACGATCGCGGCGAGAACCGCGTCGCTATGACGGAGGACCAATATCACGAGGTGTCGGCCAAGACCGGGACGAAGCCCCGTGTGATCGAAACCGACCCGCAAGCTGAGCTCGGCCGCGAAGTGAAGTGGCGCAAGATGAGCGGTTGCGAAATCCTCGAAGAAACCGACTTCCCGTGCACGTGGATCGGCCTGATTCCCGTCTACGGTCACATGGTGTGGGTGGACGGAAAGCGCTACGTGTCGGGCCTGACGCGTCGGCTCATGGGCGGCCAGCGGTTTTACAACGTCGAGATGACCAGTCTTGCCGAGTCGCTGCTCGAACAGCCCAAGGCGCCGTTTCTGGCGTCGGCGCGAGCGATCAAGGGCCACGAAGACCATTGGGCGCGACTCAACAAGGGCAACCCCTCGTATCTGCCGTTCAATGACCTGCCGGACGACCCGAACGACCCGCCCATCGCGGCGCCGCAGCGTATGAGCCCGCCCACGTTCCCCGCGGCGTTCGCCAACGGTGCGCAACTGGGCATCCAAGCGATGATGTCATCGGTCGGGATGAACAAGTCGGTGCTTGGCCAGCAGAGCAACGCCGTGAGCGGCCGTGCCAAGGTCGCCGACAAGATCGAAGGCGACTCAGCCACGTTCCACTACGTCGATAACCAGCGGCGCAGCATCGAGCACCTCGGCCGCTGCCTGCTCGACATGGATTCGCGGTTGATCGACTCGCGCCGCACGGTGCGCACGTTGTCGCTCGACGGCAAGTCGGGGACGGTGACAATCGACCCTGACTTGCCTGAGGCCATCGTGCGCAACGAGGCGGGTAAGGTCGAGGCAATCAATCCGCGAATCGGTCAATACGACACGCGCGTCAAGGTCGGCCCCGGGTACACGACGCTGCGCGAGGAACTCAAGGATCGGCTCACCACGCTCGGCCAAGCGAATCCTGCCCTGGCCGCAGCGCTCGCGCCGATCCTCGTGAAGCTCGAGGATTTGCCCGAGGCCGACAAGATCACGCGTATCTGCCTGGCGCTGTTGCCGCCTCAAGTGCAGGCCGCCTACAGCGAAGGCGAGGACGACGAAGCGCCAGTGGTGCCGCCAGCGGTGCGCGCCGAGATGCAGGCCATGCAAGGCAAGCTCGAGCAGGCGGGTCAACTGTTGGCGCAGCTGGCCGAGCAGCTGCAGCAGGCGCAGGGCGCGGCGCAACAGGCCGCAGGCGACACGCAGGAGGCGCAGATGGCGAACGCGCTGAAGGCCCGCGAGCTCGACATCAAGGGCGCGGAGGCGGACAGCAAACGCATCGAGGCGGAGGCCGACATGCTGCGCGCCGAGACGGAAGCGAGGGCCGCGCAGGATCAAGCTGCAGCGGCGTCGCTCTCGGGGCAAGTGCAGGACATCATCGCGGCTGTCACGCAGATGGCGGAAGTACAAGCGGGGGCCGCGCAGGACGTGGCCACGGTCGGCGCTGCGGTCGGTGAGGCGAAGGACCAAATCGCGCAGCTGGCTGATTTGGTCACGCAGCCCCGCGTGGCGACCATTGAGTACGACGAGCAAGGCCGACCCGTTCGCGCGGTGGGCGAAGTGGCAACCAACTGACAGAGGCAATCCAATGGCAAATATCGTTTTCAACATCGCCAAGGGGCGCGTTGTCGAGTACTACAATCGCGTCGAAAGCAACGATCCGGCAAACTCGGCGTTGATCCTCGTGCCGATCGAAACGTCGGGCCTCGAAGCGGACGCAACGCTGATCGATGTGGACTCGCTCGCCGCGCTGATTGCCGGCACGACGAACGAACAGACCACGATGGGGCGCAAGACCCTGACGGACGCAGAATTGGCGGCGCTGCCCGCACCCGACGACACGAACGATCGTTACGAGGTGTCCCTTCCGACGGTCACCTGGACAGCGGCGGCAGGCAACGCCATCAGCAAGATCGCGGTCTGCTACGACCCCGACACCACCGGCGGCGCCGACTCCGCGATCATCCCGCTGACGATGTTTGACTTCGTGCAGACACCGAGCGGCGCCGATATTCAGATGACGACCGGCGTGTTTTTCCGGGCGAGCTGACCATGGCTGTGCTGCCTGACCCCAACCGCGCCGCGTTGACCGCCGAGATTCAGCGCACCGATGACTGTCCTGGTGGACTGACGAAGCCACAGCTGCGCGCCGCGTTCAACGCCATGGACGACTGGTGGGAAACCGTGGCGGCAGCGGGTAACACCGCGATCCCGCAGCCGCAGCGCGGGATTCTGACCACCAAGCAGAAGGCGGCCATGTTCATGCTTGTCCTGCGCCGCCGATACGAGGTGACCTGATGGCTACCCGCTGCGTGTTCCTGCCCGAGTCGGCGAACTTCCCGAGCACGAACATGCCTGCGCCAGGCGTGGACGGGCAGCTCCGGCCCTACCTCGCATTCGACGCCACAACCGACGAGTCCTGCGACTGGTCTGGCGTCGCGCCGCAAGGGCTCACCGGGGCGCTGACGGCCATCATCACCTACCGCATGGCCTCGGCCACCACCGGCGCCGCGCGCTGGCAGGTTGCAATCGAGGCCATCACCGACGGCGATGCCGTAGACACGGATGCGGCCTCGTCATTCGACACCTCGAACAGCAACGGGGCGACGGTGCCGGGGACGGCTGGCCACATCGACCAACTGTCGGTCACACTCACGAACGCCGACAGCATGGCGGCCGGGGACTATTTCCGCTTGCGCTTGAACCGCGATGCCGACGGCACGAGCGGGACCGACGACGCGACCGGCGATGCGCAAGTGCTGATGGTCGAGCTGCGCGACGCGGCTTGATAGGGGCGGGCCGTGGCCGTCCGCATTGACGCCTCTGGCGACTCACTGTCGAGGTCAGCAAACCTCCCGGATGATGTCAGTTTCACCCTCATGGGGTGGGGCCACATGGTCACGGCCCGGAACAATTACTCCGGCCTGTTTGAGTTGAGGGAGTCGGGTTCCGGGTATCTGTACTTCGGCACGGATATCGATGGCACAAGCCTGGTGTTCTTTGACGCAACCGGTGGTCCGTCGAGCACGATTGCCACGCTCGTGGCCGGCACCCCGTTCGCGTGGGCCGTCACATCCACAGGCACGGGGGCCGGGCAAACCACCGGCTACTACCGTGCAGTCGGCTCAAATGTATGGTCATCGGCCACATACGGGCGTGGCGCGTTCGTGCCGGCCGCACTGCAGATCGGCAACGACCAGTATTCGGAGTGGTTCAACGGCCGATTCCGGGACATCAAATGCTGGGACCGAGCGCTTACAGCCGACGAGTTGTTGGTCGAGTCGTTTTACGAGCGCGTCAAGTTTCCGACCTCGCTTAACTTTCACTGGCCTCTGCGCAGTTCGACTGACACTGGCGACTACAGCGGCAACGGACGCAACCCGACAGTCGGCGGGACGCTGACGACGGAAGACACGGGGTGGCAGCCGTGGAAGGTTGGGGCGCAAGTCCAAGCGCCGGCTGCAGCGGCGGGAACGTCGGTCGGCCGCGCTGACGAAACAGACTCCGCTCTGGCGCTGGTCGGTTTTCAGTTGCGCGTCGCAGGCCGATCAGACGAAACAGACTCCGCTCTGGCCCTCTCCGCGGTATCGATCCGTGCCGCCGGTGCGGCAACGGAGACCGACACTTCCATCGCTCTCACGCCAGTACAGATTGGGGCGGCCGGGCTCGCCTCCGAAACTGACACCGCTCTGGCGCTATCCGCTGGCGCGGGCACGGCGGTTGGCATGGCGGTAGAAACCGACGCTGCGCTAGCGTTGGCCGCGGTGCAAATCGCCGTGGCTGATATCGCCACAGAGCTCGATTCCGCGCAAGCTCTTGCTGCCGTGCAAATCCGCGCCACTGGCACCACCACCGAAACGGACGTTGCGCTTTCACTGACGCCAGTTCAGCTCGCACAGGTCGGCATGGCCGGTGAGACGAATACTGCACTCGCGCTGCTGGCGGTTGGTCCGCAGCCGGCGGGCATGGCCACCGAAACGGATACGGCGTTCGCGCTGCTCCCCGGGGTGTCAGGGGGCGGGGGGTTCGTTCGTGACCACACCGTCGCGGGCCGGCGCGCGGTCGCCGAGGCTGCGCGGCGTGAGCGCAGGGAGCGAGATGAGGCCGACGCAGCAGCAGCAGCAGCACCCCCCGCCGATGTTGCGCCCCCGACCCCGGCCCGGACCCGGCGGGGGCCTGCACCGGTCGATGAGGCAGTCGAGCGGGCGCGAGCAGCACGCGTGCAGGCCGAGGCGCTCCAAGCGCACATGGAGGTGTTGCGCGAGCAGCATGCGCTCGACTTGGCCGAATCGGAGCGCATTGAAACGCAGATTGCCCGGCTGCAGCAGGCGCAGCTGGACGAGATCGCCATCGCGCTATTGACGGCTGCGGTTCAATAGGCCGACACTATCGACATGCGCACCATCGACGCCCTCGGCGGCCTCATCGCTCGTTTGCTCATCGCGGCCGTACTCGTCGCGTTCTGCGCCGTCCCGCCCGCGGTCGCGGCCACGCCCACGGCGGCACAGATGCCACGCTGCGCCCCGTTCGAAGATTCGCCACAGTTCGTCGGGGCCGTCACGCATTACTCGATCGTTGACCCCGCGGGCCCGTGGGTGCTGTGGAACTGCTACGCGCTGCAGCCCGGGGTGACGCCGGTGCGTACGCGGCACTGTCTCGAAGCATCGTGGGCCGTGATTGACCTGCGGCGCCTCGGCGATCGGGTCGACACGGTGCGACTCGCGGCGGACCCGCCCGCCGCGTGGAGCGCCAGCTACAAACGGCACGTGACGGTGCCAGACTCACCGCGTTGCGTGGCGCTGTTCCTGGCGCACCCGTGATGCTACAAACACTGTGGGCGTTCGTCGGGTCGTTGCTGCGCTGGCCGGATGGAATGGTCGTCAGGTCGGGCAACTCGCTACGCACGGCCGAACTGCTGTGCGATGAGTCGGGGGCGCTGCTGTTCGATGAGGCCGGCGCTCTGTTGACGGACGCGTAGGGTAATGGGCGCCGTCACCCTCTACCCCCTGGTCACTCCGGCCGACGCGGACACCGCGCTGATCGTGCAGGGCGGGGCGCTCAAACGCGGGGCGGTGAATGAGCTTGTGCGCGTAGCGCTGCCTTGCTTCATCGGCGACGAATCAACGCCGCTGACGGCGGGCGTCGGGAAGTACGCGTTCCGCGTGCCGTTCGCGTTCGTTCTTGACGAGGTGCGCGCCGCCGTCACGGTGGCGCCCACCGGTGCGGCGATTGTCGTGGACGTGAATGAGGCGGGGGCGTCGGTGCTGAGCACGCCAATTTCAATCGACGCCACAGAGAAGACCAGCACGACCGCGGCGGCACCGCCGGTCATCAGTGACGCGGCCCTTGCTGATGATGCCGAAATCACGATCGACATCGACGCGGTGGGCAGCACCATCGCGGGCGCCGGGCTCAAAGTGTGGTTGATCGGTCGGCGGGGGTAGCCAAACGCTATTGACGGAACAGTCAAAATAGTGTGAAACTATCGGTGCCCAAACCCGGGCGCCATGGAATCACCCCATGAAAGACCGTATCGCCCGCTTGCTGTTCGCCTACCTCGCTCGCCTCGGCCTCGTGCTGTGCGTGGCCGACCCCGGCGACCCGGCGAGCGGCGACCCGGCGGCCCCTACGTCCGCAGCGCCAGCCGACACCGGCGCAGCGGGTGACGCGAGCGGCAACGCCGACCCGCTGCTACCTGCCCCCGACACGCGCGACCCTCGCGACATCGAACTGGAATTGCTCCGCAAGGACAAGGCCAAGCTCGAGCGCCGTTTCGGTCGTCGGACCAAGGCGTATCACGACGCAATGGCCGAGATCGCACAGACCCGGGCGCAGGCGACAGGAAAACCGCAAGGCGTTCCCCGCGCCAACGACGACAGTGACGATGACGAGGACGACGCACCCCGCGTCGATGTCGAGGCCCGCGCCGACCAATTGGCAGACGAGAAACTGCGCCGACGAGACATCGCCGACCGCACCTCTCGCATGCTCGAGGCCGGAAAGAAAATCGATACGAAATTCCGTGACACCGTGCTCGACCTGGCGAACGATCTTCCGTTCGTCGATGCGCGCACCGGCCAACCCACGGAATTCATCGAGGCGGTGCTCGACAGCAAAGACCCGGCTGCGTTGCTGCACCACATCGCGCAAACGCCCGATGTGGCCGAATCGTTGCAAGGGCTACGCGGCGCACGCCTCGGGGCGCGCCTGGCCGAGATTCGCATCGAACTCGGGAAGGCCCCGCCCAAACCCTCCAATGCCCCCAAACCGCTCGAGCCGCTCGGCGGGCGTGGCAACTCCGACAAAGCGGAGAAGGCCATGACCGACGAGGAATGGCGTTCGCAGCGGTTCAAACGAGCCTGACATGAAAACCATTCTCCTGTTCACCACGCTCGCCCTCGTGGCGCTGCTGTCCGTCCCCGCCGTGCGCGGGTTCCTGTGGGGTGCCGCCGAACGCGCGCACGCCGCGTTGTTCGCCTACATGGCCCGCGGCGGCCTCGTCCTCGGGGTCAACAACCTCGAGGTGCACCAGATGCTCGCCCGCGAGGCCGCAGCCATCTTCGAAGAGTCAGCACCCCTTATCAACCACTGCAACCGGGCCCGCGAAGAGGATTTCAAGGGTCAGGACGGGCAGTATAAGAAGGGTCCGACGATCGAAATCGTGGTGCCGCCAACGGCCACGGTCTACACAGGATCGACGTTCGCCGAGGGCGGCGCGGGCGAGGATACCGTCGAGCGCACGGTGCCGGTGACGTTTGTCAAGGCGACGGACCAGAAGCACGTCGTGCTGAACATCAGCGCGTTTGAAAAGGTCTTCAACGTGCCGGATGCCAAATCGGATTGGGTGGACCGTTTCTTGCGCCCTAAAATCGCCAGCCTGGCGGCCACGGTCGAAGCGGACATGCTCCTCCGGGCGATGCGGCTGACGCCCAATTTCGTCGGCACTCCGGGTACGCCCATCACGGCAATGTCAGTGTTCGCGGCGGCCCGCAGCAAGCTGCAACGCTCGTTGACGCCGATGAAGGACCGTTGTGCGCTGATCGACACCTCGACGAATGCCGGCCTGGTGACCGGCGACCGGGCGCTGTTCAACCCGAACGCGGAAATCAGCAAGCAATACCGCGAGGGCTACGTCGGCTACGCGCAGGGCGCCGAGTTCTTCGAAATCGTCAACGGTCCGGCCGTGGCGAACTCGGCCGATGTGGTCGGAGCGGTGAACGGCGCCGCGCAGTCGGGTGCGGCGCTCGTGGTGAGTGGCCTGACGGCGGCGCCGGTGGCGGGCATGACGTTCACCATCGCCGGGGTGCATGACGTGCACTCGCTGACGGGTGTCGGCTACGGCACGGCCGCGGGTGATCTGAAGCAGTTCACGGTGCTCGCGGGCTCGACCACGACCTCGCTTTTGTTCTACCCGGCGATCACCGCGACGATGCCGAACAAGACAGTCAGCGCGGTTCCCGCCGACGCTGCGGCCATCACGTTCTCGGGCAGTCTCTCGACGACCTACTCGCGCGACCTGATGTATCACCGCGATGCGTTCACGATCGCGATGCGTCCGCTGCCGGTGCTCGCCTCGTGCGAGGGCTACACGTACAACGCAAAGGGCTTCAGCATGCGCGTGATGACGTTCGGTGACGGCGCGGCCGACTCCGAATCGACCCGGATCGACGTGCTGTGCACGCTCGCCGGTGTGCGCCCCGAGTGGGCGTGCGGGATGTACCGCTGACGGCCCGCAGTTGCCAGCGACTCAGGGCCGCCGCTCGCAAGGGTCGGCGGCCCTCTTTTCAACAAGGACCATGATGCAAACCTACCCCGCCATGCTGTACCGGAATGCCGTGCTGAGCGGTGCCGTCGGCGATCAGCGCACCGTGCTCGACGCCGACGCCGAACTCGCTGCCATGGGCGACGGGTTCGCACGTTGGGAGTCCAAGGTGTCCGGCGTCGCCGGCACGACCGCCCCCGATGTGGCCGCGCACGCTGCATTCGAGCAGGCCGCCGCGGCGGTCAAGCCCGCCGGGAAGGGCCGCAAGTGACCGCAGTGATGGCCAGCGCGGTCATCCGGCGCGGCTTCCGCTACGCTGGATTGCTGGCCCTCGGGCAAACGCTGCAGGGTGACTACCTCGCCGATGGGCTCAAGGAACTGCAGTTGCTTGTCTCGCAACTGAACCTCGTTCCGCCCTACAGCTACACCAAGCTCGAAACGGTCGTGCCTCTCGCCGGCCAGGCGTCTCGCACGCTCGGGCCCGGGGCGCAGATCGACATCGCCCGCCCGTTCAAGATCGAGCGCGAGACATTCGCGCGGGTCGGCCAGCAGGACTACCCCGTGCTGCCGGTGACGCGCGAGGAATTCAACCGGATCGTGCTGAAGGACACCACGGCGACCTGGCCCGCGGTGTGCTTCTTCGATGGGGGCAACCCGACCGGCAATCTGTTCGTGTGGCCGAAGGGCACATGCGACCTGCACCTGGTCACGCTGCAGTCAGTGGCCGCCTACGCGACAGCCACGACGACGCAGGACTTGCCAGACGGTTATGAGGATTTACTCGGTTTGCTGCTGTCGGAGCGAATCGCGGCGCTGTACGAGGTGGCGCTGCGCGACAGCGTGGGGCGACTTGTGAAGCGCGCGCAGCGCATCGTGGAGCGCAGCAATCACACGGTGCCTCAACTGGACATAGGGGTGCTCCGCATCGACGCGGAAGCCGCGTTCCCGGCCGGCTGACACATGGTCCCGTTCGTCGGCCCCTCGCACCCGCTGGCGCTCGACCGGGTCGACCTGCAGCGGTCGATCAACATGTACCCGGTCGCGGCCGAGCAGGTCGGCGAGAAGTCGGAGGCGCACCTCGTGTCGGCGCCGGGGCTGGTGCTGTTCAGCGGGGAACCCGCCCCGGTGGCTGCGATCGGCTGGCTCGAGTCGGTGATCGACCCGGGCGGTGTGGCAGCGCAGGCTAACGCGGGGGTGGGCGATTGGCGCCAGTCGCTGCTGCCGCGGATCCAGATCGATGACTTCATGTACGCAGGGGTCGTCGGCTACACGGCTGGCGCCGTTGTGTGGTCGAGTGTGTGGGCACCGACCGGGGGCGACGCATCTCCGACACTCACGCCCGGGGCGGGCGGGGTCGTGACGGTCACCTGGTCGAATTTCGACTTCCCGCCGATCACGTCGGCTGGCCTGCTGACGATTTCGGCAACTCTCGACGGCGTGCCAATCGGCAACGAGATCGAGGTGTCATCGGGGCCGACTTCATACAACGAGATGGCCTGGGGGCCGGTGCCGTGAGCATCACCGCGGTCGTGCTCACCGCAGGCAGCTACGGGACCACGTGGCCGGGTCTTGAGGTGCTCGTGCGCCGCCAGGTGATCCGCAACGCCGCCGAGCTTCAGGCTGCGCGATTCAACGCTGTGCTCGACGTGCGCACCTCGCATTTCTTCTACCTCGACGACGATGACACGCTCCCGGCGGGTCATCTCGACGTGCTCGCCGAATGCAAGGCACGGGCCGCGCCGCTGGCCTACACGGATGAGCTTGTCGGCGTCGAGGTGCGCAAGAGCGCGCCGTATAGCCAGGCGGCGCACTTGGCCGACCCGCTACTCGTGCATCACTTGGCGTTGTATGAGACAGCCGAGGCTCGGCGCGCGGTCGCGCAGTTGCCACGGGGCCACTACTGCCCCGAGATCATGCTTGCATGGCAGGTTGCGAAGCGCGGCGCGGCCTACGTGCCGCGCATCGGCTACGTGTGGAACAAGCGCCCGAGCGGCATGCACAACTGGCCGAGCACGTCGCTCAGTCAAATGCGTGCGCTGCTCTGGTGCAAGGCGAACCCATGAAGTGCCGAGGCCTCCGGGCGAACCCATCGCAAAACGCACTGTACGGGGTGTTCGATGGCGCCCTGAATTTCATCGCACGCGACGGAGTGCGCACGACGCTCGGCGCTCTTGCCAGCAGCACGGGGTACGTAGATTTCGCGTTCGGCACGCGGCAGCTGGTGATTGTGGACGGAGCGAATGGGTATGTTCTCGACCTGGCGACGAACGTCCTCACCCGCATCACGTCGCCGGGGTGGCGGGGGTCAAACCGCGCGGGCTACGTCAAGGGTTCTTTCCTCTTCGCCGACCCGCAAACCGGTGAGTTTTACATCAGCGCGCTTGAAGATGCCGCCGACCTCGCGGCCCTTGACTTCGCGACCGCATCGAGCAGCCCCGATGACATCGTTGCGCCGGTAGACGACCACGGCGAGGCCGTGTTACTCGGCGAGGTGACCAATGAGACGTGGAACTACACCGGCGCGGCTGACTTCCCGCTCGAGCACAACGACGGCGCCGACAGCGATGTCGGGTGCCTGGCCGCGTTCACGGCGCGCTCGTTGAACGGCTCGCTCTATTGGCTCGGTCGAGACGCTAACGGTGCCGTGCGTGTCTACCGGCGCAATGGCTATCAACCCGTGCCGGTGAGCAACACCGCGTTGAACCAGAAGCTGGCCGAGGCGATCCGGGCCGGCGCGGACATGAGCAAGACGATTGCCTTCGCGCAGGCCGAGGGCGAGCATGGTTTCTATTGGCTTAACGTGCCGGGCTTCGCGTCCACGTGGGTCTATGACACCAAATCGGCCGAGTGGCACGAGCGCACCGATTTCGAACTCGGAGCCCACGTGCGGCACCGCGCGAAGTTTCACGCCTACTGCTACGGCCGGCACATCGTCGGCGGCGACTCGGGCGACCTGTGGGAGCTCGACCCGACAGCAAACACCAACGCGGGCGACCCGCTCGTGCGCGATCGCATCAGCCCGCACTACGCCAACCCGACTGGTGCGCCTCTCGTGTTCGGGCCTTTCGAACTCGATTGCAAGGTCGGGGGCGGCAAGCCGGATGGGTCCGAGGCGTTCGTGTCGTTGCGGGTCAGCGATGACGGCGGAAAGACTTGGTCCAGCTGGCGTAATGAGTCGCTGGGGGGCGTCGCCCAATGGCAGACCCGACAGCGCTGGCTCGGAATGGGCAGCAGTCGCGACCGCGTGTGGCACGTCCGCTGCGTCGATGATGTGTCATTTGCCATCGTGCGCGCGATCGTGAAGGGGCGTTAGGGTGGCGATCCGTCTTCAGCCGCAACGTGTCGCCCTCGGCCGCACCGATGGCGGCCAGTTGGTCTACATCACAGTCGAATGGTATCGGGTGCTCCGAGCCCTGGCCGGCGACGTGGCCGACGTTGTTGACGAGGGTGGCAACAGCGGCGTCGATGCGATAGACTTAGGCAATGATGATGCCTCGGCCGTTAAGGTTTTGGCTATCACTCTGCAGAAGGCGGTGCAGGCACTCGAAGTTGACGTTCATGTGCCCGCGCTGCTCGCGCGACTCGCGGCCCTTGAGGCTCGCATTGCGGGGATGGAGCAAGCGACGTGACCGTTACCTCGAGATGTTTGGTTCAGGGAAAGCGGATCGAGAACTCGCAGACGATCCAGTACACCTCGGCCGGGCTGAAAACGATCATCGACGGAGTCACCATCACAAACACGACAGCCGCGGCGGTGTCGCTGTCGATTAACGTGGTCGCGAACGGCGGCGCCGGGGGCCCGGCGAACCTCGTGGCTGATGCTCTGTCGATTGCCGAGCACAGCACCTATCTGTGTCCCGAACTCGCTGGTCGTCGGCTTGACGCGGGCGACTTCGTGTCGATGGTGGCGGGCACTTCCGATGCGTTGTCCCTGCGCATGGATGGCCGGGTGGTCACGTCGTGAACCTGCCCGCCGTCCTCGACGGATTGAACGTTGCGGGCGAGTTGTCTGTGAACGTCTACCCGCAGCGCGAGGGGCTACCACATGACCTGACGCTGGGGGAGTTTCAGGCGCTGCCCGCTACCTCCGATCAGCTGACGCGCCGGGCGAAGATTTACGCGCTGCAAATCTCGCTCACGGCCATGCCGGGGGCGGACACCGCGGGGCCCGCGCCGCTGCACATCCTGTCGCCGGGCATGTACCTGCGGCAACTGACCATCCCCGCCAGCACTGTGGTCGTGTCCAAGAGGCACGCCCGCCAACACCTCTGCGTCATCTCAAAAGGCGAAGCGCTGGTGTTCACCGAGGATGGCATGACGTTGATCCGCGGGCCGCATGCGTTCGTGAGCCGGGCGGGCGCAAAGCGGGTGCTACTGGTCACCGACGAAATCGTGTGGGCCACGGTGCACCGCACCGAATGCACGACGGTCGAGGACGCCGAACGCGACGTGCTCATGGACGAACAGGAGCTACTGCAATGAGCTTTTGGGCAGCAGGTGCGACGGTTGTCGGCAGCGCCATCAGCAGTAACGCTGCGGGCAAGGCGGCCAAGGGGCAAGCGGCTGCAGCGCAGGCGGCTGCGCTCGCCCGCGAGCAGCGATTCCAAGAGGGCAAGCAACTGCAAATGCCGTTCTACCAAGGCGGCGCGGATGCGTTCTCGCAACTCACGCAGCGCCTGCCGGAACTGACGCAGGGCTATGACCCGCAGCGCCTCACGAGCGAACCGGGCTATGAGTTCGGCATGCGCGAGGGGCAACGGGCGCTCGAGCAGTCGCTCGCCGCCCGCGGCCGCAGCGGCTCGGGCGCCGCGCTCAAGGCCGCGGCGCGCTACGGCACCGACTACAGCACCACCAAACTGAACGACGCTTTCAACCGCGACCGGGCGACGCGCGGCGATACGTTCAACATGCTCACCGGCACGGCCGGGTTCGGCGAGCGCGTCGGCACGAACATCTCCACGCAGGGCAACGCGGTCACCGGTGGCGTGGCGGGCGACCTCAAAGGCGGCGCTGACGCGGCGGCGGCCGGAACCCTCTCGCAAGGCAACATCTGGGGGAACCTGCTGAACCAGGGCGCCTCGATGTGGAACAACCGCAAGAAGACCCCCGGCGGCGCGATCGGCGGCGGGGGTGGGTTTGGAACCGGCCGAGACTTCGGTAACGAGGACCTCGGCGGCTACCTGGCCGACGGCGGCCCGGTGCGTTTCGAGCCCAAGATCGGCACACGCGCGCCGCGGCGTGCCGGGGGCGGGGGTCACATGGATCGGCAGGCGGTACTCGAGGCGCTCGATGTGGCCTGGCGTGACGTTCCGGCCGCACCGCAGCCCGGCACCGTGGCGGCACTGCCGGCTGACCCGGTGCGCAACCCGCGGGCGATCGTCGAGGACCGCATGCGCAAGGCGGGCGCCTACGCGGACGGCGGCCCGGTACGCGGCAAGACCCCCGGCAAGGCCGACGCGCGCACCGCGCACGTGTCCGACGGGGAGCACGTGATCGACGCCGAGACGGTGGCGATGCTCGGCGACGGCAACACCGAGGCGGGGCACGCACTGCTCGAGGAATTGAAGCAGCGCGTACGCCAGTTCAAGCGCCAGGCGCCGCCGCAACTGCCCGCGCCTGCGATGGGGTGACCTATGGCCGACCTCAGCATTTACAGCCAGTTCCTGCGCCCGGTGCGCAGCGTGGCCGACTATGACCGCGAGGCGCGGGCGGGCGAGCTTGACCAGCTGCAGCTGCTCGCGGCGCGGGACCAGCGCGCGGCCACACAGCGCCAGGTGCAGCGCGGCGACCAGCTGCAGTCGCTCATGCGGGGGCTGCCCGTCGGCGCGACCGATGACGACCGTGTCGCAGCGTTGCGTGGCGGGGCGTTCTTCGATCAGGCCGACGCGCTCGAGAAGGGCGTCGGCGAGCGCGCCAAGACCCGAGCCAGTGTGGCCGAGACGGAAGGCAAGACCCGCAAAGGCGACTACGAACTACAGCGGCAGAAGTATGAGCACGTGGTCGGGGGTTTGCGGCAATTCCAGCAACCTGAGGACGCACGCCAGTGGCTCGCTGACAGCGTGGCCGGCGGCGCCATGCCGATGCAGGCCGCACAACAGATGATCAGCCGCGTTCCGCGCGATCCGGCCGCGTTCGGCACGTGGCGCGACGAGACGCTCATGTCGGTGCTCGACGCGGCGAAGCAAGCCGGGTTTGCAATGCCCGACGCGAACGCCAAACTGTCAGCGGCCACGCAAGCAGCGGGCCAGGCGGCCACGACCGCGCGGGCTGACGCTGACCGCACGCAGCGCGCAACAGAGGCCGCCGCGGGTCGCCAGGTGCAGCGTGAAGGGATCGCCGCGACCGATCGGCGCGCAACCGCTGCGCTCGAGGCGGCCACGAAGCGCGGCAGCGGCCCCGGCAAGATGTCGGCCACGCTGCAGAAAGAACTGATCGAGTCGGATGACCTCGCCGCGACGGCACAGGGCACCGTCGATACGCTCAATCAGGCGCTGAAGATCAACGACAAGGCGTATTCGGGCTACGGCGCTTCTACGCGCGCCAAGGTGCGCAGCAACCTCCCGGGCAAGGACGCCAGCGCAGACGCAACCATTGAGCTTGAAAACCTCATCGGCACGCAGGCCCTCGCCGGCATGAAAGCCATCTTCGGCGGCAACCCGACCGAAGGCGAACGGGCGATTCTGCTTGAACTGCAGGCGTCGGCCGACAAGACGCCGAAGCAACGCGCGGCCATCATCACCCGCGGCATCGCAGCGGCCAACCGGCGCGCGGCGCTCAGCAAGGAACGCGCCAAGTCGATCCGCGGCGGCACGTACCTGAGCGACGGCGCCGACGCGACGGACGAACCCTCGGTTGACGACTTGCTTACGAAGTATGGCAACCCCTGAGCAACTTGAGGCCGCGCTGCGCCGCGCTGACGCGGCGGGTGACGCAGCGGCCGCGCGGATCCTGGCGGGTGAGTTGCGCCGCGTGCGTGGGGGTGGCGCGCCGGCCGCCCCCGTCGGCCTGAGCCGCGAGGAACGCATCGCCGCGCAGCGCGAGGCCGACCGCAAGCTCTACGATCCGACCGCGGGCCAGTCGTTCGGGGAGAACCTATTGCAGGGCGTCGGGTCGGGCATGACGAGCGTTATCCGCGCCGTCGGCGGCGGGCGCCTGGCGCGTGCGATGGGACTGCCGGATACCGCTGAAGGGGCCGAACAACTCGACGCGCCGCTGCGAGACACAGCGGGCGGTGCAATCGGTCGTGTGGTCGGTCAGGCCGCCCCTGCCGCCCTGGCGATCCCGTTCACCCCGGCCGCGCTGCCGGGCGCGCTGGCGGCAGGGGCGGCCACGGGTGCCGCGCTGACCGAGGGCGACCTCGGCGACCGGGCGCTCGGCGCGGCAGGCGGTGCGGCAGGCGCTGGCGTGGCCGCGGCGGTCATGCCGGCGGCGCGGGCCGTGCGCGGCCTGTGGCGCGGCGCTACCGAGCCTCTCACCCGTGGGGGGCGCGATCGGATCGCCGGCCGGGCGATCGAGCGATTCGGCACGCAAGGGGGCGACGCGCTCGACAATCTCGCCGCGGCACGCAGCGCCACGGGCGCGCGGCCGACGCTGGCCGAGGCCACACGTGACCCCGGCATCGCCCGCCTGCAGCGCGCAATCGCCACGCTCGACCCCGAGGCGGCGGCGATGCTCGGCGCCCGGCAAACCGAGAACAACGCCGCCCGTGTGGCCACACTGCAGGCGCTGGCCGGCGAGGGCGAGGCGCCCGTGCAGTCGTCGGTGCGCGCGCTGCGCCGAATCCAGCAGGGCCCGACCCGCGCGCAGGCAGAGGGCACGCGCAGCGCGGCGGCGCGCGAGAGCTACGGCACGGCGTTTGACGAGGGCATCGACCCCGAGTTGGCGGCGATGATGAAACCGCAGGTTGACGCTCTGCTGTCGCGCCCGAGCATCCAGCAGAGCGTCGCCACGGCGCGCAACCTGGCCGCCGAAGAGGGCATCAGCATCGCCGAGCCCGGCAGCGTGCAGGGCCTGCACTACATGAAACAGGCGCTCGACGACGCGGCCGCCATGGCCCAGCGCTCGGGGGATGCGAACCGCGCCCGCCTCGTGGCGCAGACGAGCCGTGACCTGTCGTCGGTGCTGGACGAGATTGCACCGACGTATCAGGCCGCCCGCGCCGAGTTCCGGCGGAACAGCGTGCCGCTCAACCGACAGGATGTGGCCGCCCGGCTCGCCGACCGCGCCGGCTCGGCGCTGCGCGATTTCGACGGCAACCCGCGGTTGCGTGCGAACCAGTTCGCCGGGATGCTCAATGACGAGGCGCGGCTCATCGAACAGGCGACGGGTTTCGGCGGCGCGGGCAACGCGCTGGATGACCTGCTGACGCCCACGCAGTCGGGGCGCATCCGCGCCGTGCGCGACGAGCTCGAAACGCTCGCCAATCTCGACCGCGCGGCGTCCGGGCCGGGCAGTCACACCGCGCAGATGCTCGCGTCGCAGAACATGCTGCGCCAGGTCGCGGGGCCGCTCGGCCTGCCCGAGTCGTTCGCCGAGTCGGTGCTCGCGCAGACGGCGATGCGCCCGCTTCAGTGGGCGTACAAGGCGGCCGAGCCGCGGGTCGGCGCCCGTGTGGCCGAGGCGATGCTCGACCCGGAGACGGCGGCGATGCTGGTGCGCAGTGCTCGGGGGTTCGATGCGCGCCGGGCCCCGACACAGCTGGATCTGCTACTGCAGCGGTCGGCGCCGGGTGCCGCCGGCTACCTGTCGGGTCAGGCGGCGTCGCAGTGACGATCCGGGCGGCAGCAACCCAACCACCCACCGAGCCACAAGCCACGCCAGCGCGAACAGCACCAGCCCAACGAACGGCTTAGCCAGCATCACCCAGAACGCATTCCCCATCGGACCATTATGGCAGCGAACCAGCCGGCATTTTTCAACACGCAGTTCTTCCGCGAGGTAGACGGCGTGCTCGTGCCCGCGGCGTCCTGCCAGTTGCGGACGCGCCCGGCCGGCACCCCCGCCGGCACGCAGCCGACCTACACGACGCAGGCGGGGGACGTGCCCAACGCAAACCCGATCATCCTCGACGCGGACGGCCGCTGTGACCTATGGCTCGACCCGGACCTCGAATACCTGCTTGAGCTACTTGCACCGGTGGTCGAGGGCGGAGCGGAAATCCGCGAGTGGGATGACGTTGTGGCCGCCGCGGTCACGACGGGCACTGTCACCTCAGTCAACGGCGAAACGGGCGTAGTGCTACTCACGCCCGATCTGCTCGACTACTCGGGCCCGGTCGCGGATTGGTTCACCGCGGCCAACGTGCAGGATGCGCTCGACCAGATCGTGACGCGCCTTGACGCCCCGCCGGCCGAGTCGGTGACGGTCGAGGACGCGGCGGCACTGTTCACGGCTGTCAACGTCGAGGATGCGCTTGCCGAACTGGCCGGGTCAAGCCTGCTCCCGACACGCACCGTCCCGGGCGACGTGCTGTCGCTGATCGCCGCCAACGCCCTGGCGTGGCAACGGCGGGAGACGTTCTACTCCCTGGCGGTCAACGACGGCTCGGCCAGCACACGTGACGTGATTCTTGAGGCAGGCACGTGGCAGATCATGCTCGACTCGCGCGCCTATTTCGACACGCCGACCGGCGCGATTTCGGCGACGCAGGTTGCCAGTGTCGGCGGGCAGAACGTCACGACAACCGTGAATTGGAACCGCACCGGCGCGAGCGGTCACGGCTACCTGATCCACGCCACCGATGTAGCGATCGGCACGCTGGTGCAGGCGGCACGCGGCACGGTGACGATGAGCATCGCGGCCATGCAGAGCAGCGGCCAGGTTGGCAAGGGGACCATCATGACGCTGATGAAAGTCTCGTGATGGGAGACGACCTCGACTCCGAGACGATGCCGTTGCGAGGCGACCGGCGCCCGCACCGGAAATTCCTGCGGTTCGATCCGACCGTCAGCAGCGGAACGCTGCTGCAACTCGTCGCGTTCGCGGGCATCGGCATCGGCGGCCTGATGGCCTACTCGGCGGACAAGGCCGAGCAGAAACGTGACATTACGCAGGTTCAGGTCACACAGGCGGCCGACCGCGCCGCGACGAAAGAATCAATCGGGGAGCTCAAGACCGACGTACGCGAGATGCAGCGGACGCTTGTCGATGTGAACCTGAGCTTGACCGGGCTGAAAGCTGGGCTTGACGCCAAGAAAGGCAAATGATGAGACACGGCAAGATGCAAGCAGCCCTAGCGTTCGTGTTCGTGTGCGGATTTTTCGGGGTGCTGTTCCTCATGCTCGGCAAGCCCGACATGCGTGATGCGATGCTGATCTTGATTGGAGCGCTTGCGGGTTCTGTGGCAACGATCATTGGTTTCTACTTCGGCAGCACCAGCGGTTCGGCGCGTAAGGACGAACTACTCGCGAACAGCACGCCGCTATCGGCCCCGACATGATCACGCGCACCGGCTATTTCATGGGCCGAGACGTGGCATACCCCATGGCCATGTCGGTAGGGATCGAGCGCGAGGCCGAGCGCACTGTAGACCTCGTCAATGCGTTGCTCGTGCGGGC